ACATTTGGCGACTCGTACGCCGACAGCACGCAAAGGGAGTATACGTGGTCATACCAATTGTCCACCATGTTTCCGGAGTTGCGGTGGAAAAACTATGCGAAGAGCGGTGCCGGTTTTAACGTGTCCGGCATTGCGACGTTTGCCCAGCAGATCGCCAACTGCGTGGCCGATACCAGTGTGGACAAAAACAAGATCAAGGTCGCCGTATGCGCCGGTGGACGTAACGACATCCTGGACCACAACACCGGACTAACCAAGGCGCGTGACGTAGTTGTGGCGATGGAAACGGCGTTTCCGAACGCGATCATCGTGATCGCCCCAATGCTCTTCGACCACGCCACTCTCGACGAAGGCGGAATGCGGAAATATTACGCACTGCTTTCCGGTGCGCTCAGCGCCGTACCCGGAAACCGTCGCGTCGTGGTGGCGGACAGCGCCTACGTTTGGTGCAAGGGCGAAGACAGTTGGTTCCAGTCGGGAGACATTCACCCTAACGAGATTGGAGCTAAGGTTATCGCAAAATACCTCTACACGGCGTGCCGGGACAGCTATCGCGGTAGACACGCATACGCCGTCTCCCCGTTCGGCTCCATGCCGGTGGAGTTCACTCTGCAAAACGGCGTTGTCACGGTAGACGGACAGGGTGATATTCCATCAATCGGAGAGGGCAAGGGTGGCGTTTTGGCGAAATGGGCGTATCCACGTCACAATATTTGGGCGTGGATAGTCACAGGTGGTTCCACCAGCACTCCGCGGCTAGGGTTCATTCAGCCAGACGGAGCCTGGGGAGTATATAATCCGGCTGTATCCGACCAAGGCCATGCGAGCTTCGTGGTATCCTACGCCGCTTAGTCTCCGATAATCCACGCATAGCCATGCCACTATAATAATGGTATGGCTATTACTTTTACTCAATGGATTGACCAGACGAAAAACCGGTACTGGGATATGGACGGCGCGTATGGGGCGCAATGCTGGGACTTGTGGGCTAAATACAGTATGGATATGTACAGCATGAGTATACAGGACTGCATAACCCCCACCGGTTATGCGGGCGGCTTGTACACCTCGTATCCCGTGTCCGCACGGTGCGAACAAGTGTACGAACGTATTCCCGCAGACGGATACGCGCCCGTGGCGGGGGATGTCGCCATATGGGGATACGGCACGTATACACCCTACACTCATGTAGCGATAGTCGCCGGTGACGGCGTGAAAGACGGCAATATCTACGTTATCACGCAGAACCCTGACGCAAGCGCGTTGAAATGGTTCCCCACCACCGGACTATTAGGCTACCTGCACCCCCGTACCATGCCGAAGCCGGACGTGGACAACCCGACCGGCAACAACAACCAGGGCAACCCCGACACGTCACGCGGGGGAGCATGGATACACTGGCAGGGCGACAACCTCTACTTGCACGAGACCGACAATGCCGGGACGCGGACACGCATCTTTTACCGTACTACTGCCAATAATTTTTCGGAAAAATCGTCGCAATCCCAGCCGTCCGACTCGCAAGGACAGGGGCACCCGAGTAGTTCGGTCAGTGCAGAAAACTCGTACGCCCTCTATGTGGTCGGCACGGTCGAGTCCGGTTTGCGCTGGGATGCGGTCGAAGCCGCCAATTTGCAAGGCATTGGCATTGCGCAATGGAGTTTCGAGCGACGCCTGCAAGTGCTCAACGCGATGAAAACCGCCGACCCAACAGGATATGAGGCATTCAAAACCGCCGCGCCTGGAATAGCGGCACTCATGGAGTCGGGCGGCACGTTCAAACGTTCGCTCACCTCAGCGGAGGCGGCCGCATTCCGCACATGGGCGGGACGTAGTGAGTCGCGCGACGGTCAACGCAGGCAGTTCGCGGAGGACTACGCGGGCTACCCCAAAGAGTATAGCGACACGAAAATGCAGATTCTTTGGGTGACTGCATATCACCAATCGCCCGCGAACGCGCTCAGGGTGCCGAAGGCGTCTGATCTCGCACAGCTCAAGGCCAACATTTTGAACACATACCCGTTCCAGCCTTACTCGAACCGCTACAATCAGGCGTACTCGCTGTTGAGTGTGTGGGATGGCAAGTCTAATCCGCCCGCGTTCTAAAGTGTGGTATACTTAATAGTGGCGGTGGTTGTATGATGACCTTTCCCCTTTGAACGGCCGCCAGATGATAGGTGGTGGAGGGCGTGCGAGTCATGGCGCACGCCCTTCACTAGTTTTAGGAGGGTTGCAAGCATGACATTGCAGACGCTTGAGGAGGGCGATTATTACGATCTGCATAATCTGTTGACGCGAAACGCCCCATGGAATTTCATAATCGGCGCACGTGGCCTGGGCAAAACGTTCGCCGCGAAACGGTATGGCATCAAGGAATATCTCAAACACGGTCACGAGTTCATCTATCTACGCCGCACGGATGTGGAACAGCACCGCAAGGAAACGTTTTTCAAGGATATTCAAGAGTTCTTTCCATCGTACGAGTTTCGCGTCAACGGTGAAAAAGGGCAATTGCATAAGACTTCGTGGGATGAAAAGGACTGGCGCACATGCTGTTATTTCGTCGCCCTCTCCCAAGCAGGCGGATTGAAATCAGTCGCCTACCCTAAAGTGCACTTGATTATCTTCGACGAGATATTCCCCGACAACCTACGCTTCTTAAGCAATGAGGTGAACTCGTTCAGCGAGTTTTACAATACGGTTGACCGTTGGCAGGATAGAACAAAAGTACTATTCCTCTCTAACGCAGTACAAAAGGCTAACCCATATTTCGCCAAATACCGACTCGACATTGGCTCCCAGCAAACCAACCAGCAACAATACAAATTATATTGCGGGGGGTTCATATGTCTCGAACTGGCCGATTATGGCGGTTTCTCAGCAAAAGTCGCCAAATCAAAGTTCGGCAAATTCCTTGAAAAATACGACGGCGATTATGCTGACTATGCGATCAGAAACAAATTCCGCGACGAATCGGACACGTTACTAGCGCCAATCCCCAGCGATGGCGAACTGTCATACGTGCTGGACACTACCGACTACGCGCGGTTCGGCGTATGGGTTTCCGTATCCGAACGCGACGGACATGTTTCACAATATGTTTCACGACGTATTCCAAAAGACAACACACGTCCCATCTACACGCTCGACCCGAACCACGTAGACGAAAAAACATGGTACGTCAAAAAATCAGATGATATCATAAGACGACTCACCACCGGCTATCGACTTGGCAAAATACGGTTCGACGACTCACAAGTAAAAGCCGACTTTGGATTGATCATAGGAGAATTACTAGGAAAGTAAGGAGATAATTAATGACAATGACGACAACGGACATATGGTGCGTATTTGCAATAGTCTTCTTTGTCATTGTGGACTACGTCACCGGTATTGCAAAAGCCATACTCAACAACACGTTGAGCTCACAGAAAATGCGACAAGGCTTATGGCACAAGTTCGCCTATCTCACGCTCACCTTGGTAGCCTATTTCGTGGACATGATCAATCTGCATGTTGACTTGGGACTTCCGGTCAGCGTGTTCGTATGCACCGTAGGCGGCATCAGCCTAATCGAACTCACCTCAATCCTGGAAAACATCACCGCCATCAACCCCGAATTAGCGGACGCACCGTTTATGAGTGTATTCGCGCAAAACAATACCCCCCCCAAACATAAGAAGGAAAACTAACATGAATATCCAAGAATGGATGAACAACGTTAACGGCAAAATCATCGACATGGACGGCGCATACGGCGGACAATGCTGGGACCTATGGAGCAACTACGCCCGCAACGTATACGGCATTCCAGCCGCCGACACCAACACCGTAGACGGATACGCCGCAAGCGTCTACACTACACGATATGACCGCTCCAAAGCATTGCAAAACACGTTCATCCGCGAAGCAGGCAACTACACGCCGGTTTACGGCGACGTGGCATTTTGGAACGGCAACGGCATGAACCACGTAGCGATTGTGGTACGAGACAACGGCAACGGCACCCTGGAAACCATGTCACAGAACCCCAACAAAGCCGGATACATCAATATCAGCAAAAACGGCATCATAGGATATTTCCATCCGCGCACGGCAAACAATAACGTAACTATCACTCCACGAACCTACAAAGTCAACGTAGACGTGCTCAACGTACGCTCCGCACCGTCAACCTCAGCACAAATAGTCGCCCAATACCACTACGGACAAACCGTCAACCTATCCGAAGGCGGCATAATCGCAGACGGATACATTTGGGCACACTACATAGGCTATTCAGGCAAAACCCGATACATAGCACTAGCCCCAGAAGACAAGTCCGCATGGTATCTCGTATTCGCCTAAATTGACAGCATAAAATAAGCCCCTAGGTTAATAACCTAGGGGCTTTACTATTACCACGTCCGAGCAAACGATTCCAAGTCTTCAGCAGAAAACAGAAGCAAATCATCATCCGTTTCATAAGGCAAAAGGAATTGATACGAATCATACAAAGCTACCTCATAATCATCAACTGCCTGATCACGATCAATCGAACTCGTAACACCGTCCTTGACACCAA